CGACCAATTGGTTAAAAGCCAAGCCGCCGAGTTGCCGCAACGTCTTGTAATTTATGGATTTAACCCTATAAAACTTCCCCACTTTGCGCAATGCAGACGGTTTTTTAAGTAACTGTTTACCTTGAGTTTATTGAACTCGAAACCGCTTTATTGGGGAAAAATTTTAACCTGTTCCACGGGCAACCATTCCTGTCGTATACTGTTTATCCGTACAGTGCAAAGGTGCATCATGACCGCCTACCTCATCGGCGCCTTCCGGCCCACCAGAACCACCTTGCTGCCCCGCTTCACAGAACGCGTATCTGCTGGTTTCCCCTCCCCTGCCCGGGGTTACATGGAAGACCCGCTGGACCTAAACGATCTGTGCGTCAGTCGGCCGGCCGCAACGTTTCTATTCCAGGTGGCCAGTGACGCCATGATGGGCGCCGGGATCTTCCCGGGGGATGTGCTGGTGGTAGACAGGAGCATGAAAGCCTGGCATGGCTGCCTGGTGATCGCAGAGATGGCCGGGGAACATATTGCCCGCCGCCTGCAGCTGAAGCCACGGCAAGGGCTGCTCCCGGAAAACGAGGAATACCACCCGATCTGGATGGATGACGATGTGCCAGCTCACGTTTATGGTGTGGTGACTTGGACCGTCAGGAACCACCGGGGAGGCCGGTCAGATGTGCGGCAGGATGGATGTGGACGAGGGACCGGTGAAGGAATTCATCCGGGACACCCTAAATATTGAACTGGACCTGCGAACAAACCATGACCTGCGGCCCACTCATAAAGTGGCCACGATAAGCAATGACAGGCGCCAGATAAACGCTACTTGGGGAATTCAGCCAGCCTGGGCAAAGAAGCCGCTAATCAACGCCCAAGGCGAGACAGCCGCCGAGAAGAAGACCTTCAGAAACGCCTTTGCTGAATCACGCTGCTTGGTGCCCTGCTCTGGCTGGTACGAATGGCGGGATGAAGGCGGACCCAGAAAGGAGAAGTATCACTTCACAGCGGCGGACGGGAGCCCGCTGCTGATGGGAGGAATTCTCTTCCCAGGGGAAGAAGGGCCGAAGCTGGTCACCCTGACCATAACCCCCAACCAGGAATGCGCCGAATACCACCAGCGCATGCCCCAGTTCGTGCCGCATCAGCACCTTGAGCAATGGCTTACCGGATCCGTGGAAGAAGCCTTGCAGCTGGTGGCGCCGATGCCCGACGGCAGCGTTCAGATTCAGCGGGCATGATCGTCAGCTATCGCTTACAGACGCAGAACCCCGCATCTGAGAATCTGAACCTGCCCGCCGCCGGCCACCGTTCTCTCCATATTTTTGGGCCAGCGACAGATGTGTCAGCGACTACGCGGTGCGGCCTACAACCATCAAAAACCATTAAAATACAACCACTTACGATAATCGGAACAACCCGCCACCAACCATCTAAATATTGGTCAAATTATACGCAAAATAATCTTTGCCCCGCGTGACCAGCATGGGCTAAGGTCGAATTAACTGGGCGATAGGAAGTTGCTTGGGAGGGAACGAAGGGGCTTTACAGCCCCCTGTTCATTACAGCCGTTAAGCCAGCTGCAGATTAGAGACCTTCATGCTGGCTCTCGAAACGAAGGAAATCAAATACCGTTTTGTTATATGCGGAGCCCAGATATGGAGTCCAGCTATGTGGATGCCAGAAATCGACCCTGCTTGGGTGATGATCGCATTGAGCGCGGGCCAGTTTGCTCTCTCTCTGATGCGTTACATTAACCAGCGATAGGTGTCCGGGCTGGCATTACTGCCAGCCCTTCTCTGACTTGAGAGCCACATCGCAAGACGGGTCAGGGATCATGCGGCAGACTTTGGCGCTACGCCGTGACCGTGATCAGCGGCGTTAGCTGACTCCCGATGTACTCGCCGATGCTTTCATAACCAGAAACTGATGGGTGAGTGCCGTCAACTGCAATGGCGGTGTCGATATACCGCTCCCCGGATTGCCTGATTCCACTCTCCATTATGTCCACCTTAACGTCAGCCCTGGTGGATCCAAGATAATCCTCGTTCCACTTGTCATAATAGTTGGCGTTCGCAGGGTACGAGCCGGCGGCTGTATTCGGGACGATAGCGCCCAATAAAACCACTGTGGCAGAGGAGTCTTGCGCCCAGCTGGTCATTCTGTTGAGTGTGTCAGCGCGGTTTCCGTAGGACATGGCGGCGCCGTAATCATTGTTCGGGCCGCCAATGATAACCACTGGTGCTCCATCGGCCAGCAAATCATCGAACCTGTCAAATATCTGCAGTGACGTTTCCCCGCCAACGCCCCTGTTATAAATGAAGTTATTCCGCAGACCAGGGAAGGCGGCCTTAATCTCAGTTCGAAGATGGCATTGCCAGCTGGAGCTGTAGTTATCCACCCCCGCGTAGTGCGAGGGATCAGGGTCATAACCGTTATGGCCCGCGCAAATAGAGTCCCCAATTGACGTGAAGTTGGGAGCACTGGCTTGAAGGTACTGGATATAGGTTGTGCCGGTGAAGGAGGCTGTATCATTCTCTACGCCGACAGACACAATCTCTGCGCCAGCTGATCCAGTACCGCCGGGGGCCTCACCGGAATTAACCAGGGACAGATCGGCACCGTTATCGTCATAGAAGTTGACATAAGTCAGCCCGGCCCCGCTGGGCCTAGTCCACTCCATGACAAACTTATAGTTTGAGGTAAAGTCAAGGCCTGTCGCCAGTACCTTAGAATCCTGGGTGCTACCACCAGAAAGACGAGAGCGGAAAGACAAAGTGCCTGCTTCTCTGGTTAGCGTACCGATATTGTAATTAAAGTAGATCAGTATATCTGCACTATTAGAATGCAAGATGCGAACGAAACTGGTCTCTGTGGGCGAGTCAGACCTAATAGAGCCATAGAAAATAAGCCCTTGATTCCCGATAGAAAGCATTGGCATCTGCACTACAGACCCGGTACCTGTGAGTTCTAGCTCTCCAGCACCCACAGATAGGTTCCCAGTGTCCCCAGTCCATGGCGCTACCGAGTCACCATTACTGATCGCCAGTGCGTTTTCATCCAGCTGGATGGACACGGGGCCAGGGCCAGAACCGGACCCAGCCTCAATCATTGCCCACGTTGCGCCGTTCCATCGAAACTCATAGGCAGATAGCTCAGTCAGGGCCACGCTGGAAACGCCCCCTGCACTGGTCGTGATGTTTTCGGCACCAAAGGTGTTGATGGTGGGCGCCGCCCCCGAACCGGTAATGACGGACACGCACGCACCCGAGGAGATACCGGACGGGTCCGGCAAGGTGTAAGAATCGGAATCTGTAATGGCGACGTTACGGTTGCTACTGATGGCGCCCCCGCCGGACAGCGTGGCCCGGGAGTGCACCAGGCCCGTTTCAACAGCAGGGCCGACCAGATCCGACACGTTACGAGGGATGCCACCCAAGGCGACCTTCTGGCCGTTGTCCAGCTCGAAAAGGTACGGGGCGTTCTCTGGGTCAGGCGTAGATACAACGCGATAAAGCCCTGCACCACCATCCCCATCATCCGCCAAGTAAATAACTTGGTCATCAATGAGTCCGGTGAGCGGCCGCAGAGCGGCGACGTTGTCGACTTTGGCCATAGCATCCTTTACAAGAAAGACGCCACCTGGTGACCCCAAATCCTGCCGCAATACAGCATCACCAGCTCCGACAAAACTGGATTCATCCGTTGCCCAATCAGTAGTCGTGTATGGCAGATCCGTGCTGGCAGCAGCACGGTAGTATTCACCGTCTTTAATGAATACCTGATTCCGATATTCAATGGTGAATGGGCCGTCAACGTCATAATCCCCCAGGGGCTGGTAGGCAGAATCCGCCAGGAACTGCTGGAAATCCGTTTCCATGCCATGCCACGTCTTGCGATCAACACCGAGCCGGTCGGGGTGCCTTTCTTTTGTGGGGCTGTTGACCAATTCGTCCAGGTTCTCGGCGTTGTCCAGCAGATCCTTGGGCGAGCGGGAGCCCACCGGGTTACCAGTGTTATATGGCATGTTAAAAGCCTCTAAATCACAGCCTGATCAGGCTGGCGGGGTTTGATCGTCGTAGTCGTACACGCGGTCGTCGTAGTTCACAGCGGTGACGCTAGCGCCGAGCTGGCCGCGTGGCCGAACGGATGTAATGAGTGCTTTGAAGGCCCACCGTTCGGTGGTGCCGAAGTAAACGTGCGGCGGCTCTTGCCGGGCTGAGAGATCCGGCCAGGGCAACGGGATGGCCGTGATGATCTGGTAATCGTCCGCGCCACGGGTTGCTGACCAGGGCCCCGCCACGGTGCCATCCGGGTTGCGGTAGGCGACAACGTAGCTGGCTTCGGTATCCGACCAATCCATGGGCTCGGATACGGTCAACAGGGCATTGCCCTCACCATCATCCTCAATGGCCTGCATGATGCTGCTCTGACCATAGCTGGGCAGATCATCGAGGATGGGGACATAGCTCATGTAGTTGGCATTCAGGCCGTCCAGCTCGGTATCAAAGCTGTACTCCCATCGCCGGTACTTCATGGCCAGTCGCCGGCGCATGCCGATCTGGTAGGCCTGGTTTCGATCTGTCACACCATCCAATGTGATTTTTTCCGTTTTCAGGCCCAGATCACCTGGCAGCCGGCACTCAATGGTTTCCTGCGTCCAGTTGGCGCGGTTGGTGAATTCAACATCCACGCCATCCGCATCATCTGGCCGCCTGGCCTGAAAGCTGCGCACCAGCGGTGTTGTCATGTTCTGGGGTGAGAAGCCCTGCCCGCTTTCAAAGGTGGTGCGCGGCTCATCACGCACCGGAAGAATGCTGCCCTGGCTGATGGTCAATTCCGACATACCCGAACGCAGGACAGTTTTCAGCGCATCGCGGACCGTGGTTTCATCGAACACGTAGTCGAACTTATCGCCTCTCGCCTGCCACACCGAATCCAGCCTTTCCAGTTCTTCCGGATCCACCGGCATGCCAACGCTCTGGGCGATATAGCGCACATTCGGGGCAATCTCACGGGTAGGCTCGTTGGTTTCTGTCCACTCTCCATCTACCAGCACTGGCAGCTTGCGAATCGGCAACACGTTGATCTTGTTTTCAGACTGACCCGCGATCTTGCTGGCGTTTTTCAGCTTCACGGACATGGTGGTCCACGGGTAGCTGGTGGGCGGCGTTAGCTGAGCACGCAGGCCGTACCACTCCACGTCTCGTTTGCCTTTCTGGGTACTGGGCGCCCCGGTACGACGCATTCTCACTTCAGGCCTTATCGCCGCTGGCAATGAGGCAGTGAAGGTGTAACCCACTTGATCAAGGGTATTGTTGGAAAGGCTGTAATTCACTGATGACCAAGAGTCAGCAGACCCCGCCTCACGGTACTGCATCTGCACCTGCTGCTGCGTGTAACCAATCCCGCCATCACCGCTGATATAAGCAAACCCGTTGGGGAAAAAGACATCCAGCTCCAGGGTGTCAGTCTCTTTGCCCTCCGGGCATGCCGTGAACGGCCCGGCCCAACCGATCTGAGCAGAGCTACCAGTAACGAAGATCACCGCATCCGTGGTGGTCCGGGTGTCAAATCCCGGCCACGCCATATCGGCATTGCCCTCATCATCCAGGCGCGTCAGTTCAATTTCGCTGGTCGTGGCGCCGTCCACCAAGTACAGCATGCCAACATAGCCAATCGCCATCCGCCCAGCATTGGGTGTAAAGCCGGTTACCGGGTCACCGCTTTCGTAAGACAGGGTCATTTCGGCTTCAGCGGCGGTCGTCGTCTCATCACCCATGACGCTTACCGGAGAAGCACCGAACACATCCTCGTAATCGCCCGATACCGTTACGTCAGTGCCGCTATAGTTCGGCCCCTGCTCGACCAGCTGCACCTTGCCACTGCCGTCATCTTGCGCCTGCACACTGGCATCCAGCTGGTTGTTGAGCTCCACGATCAGCCCAGCAAGATCCGTGACATTGGTATTCAGGGTGACCGACTGGCTGTTGCCATTCAGGCCAACGCTGAACGTGACCGGGGTGACATCGAAATCATAGCGCGCCGGAACCGCACTGCCCGTCAGGGTGGACGCAGAGCCGGCATCATCAGGCACCGAGGCAGTGAAGGTTTCCACCACGTACTCGCCGGCGTTGTCACCATCAATCTCGATAATCATGCCCGGGTAGGCGCCAAGCTGATCCAGGGGACCGCGGATAATGTCCCGGGTGCCGCCGGACTCAATTTCGTAATCCAGGTACTGCTCAACGCGCACCGTCAGGGTGTTATTCCACCCTGCAGGGAACGAGCCAGCGCCCGCAGGAATGGTTATTGTGTTGCCGCTGAACGTGAAGTTGGTGGCATCCGGATAGTTCGACACGCCACTGATGCTGCCCAGCTCAATACCGGCACCGCCGGTAGACGTGGCGCCCACTTCCTTGCACTCGTGCCACCACTCCGACGCGGGATCTGCTGAAAGATCCTCATTGGGTTCGTAAACCTGAAATTCCGCATCTACCCCAAGCGCCGTCAGCGGAGTTTCTCCGATCTTCACCCCGCTGATGGGCACATCGTATTCGCCCTGCCCGATACACAGCAGCATGTTGATCTGCTGGCGCCGCTGGCCGGCAAACCACCGGTGCGGCGGCACCAGGTAATCCGGAAAGCGCCGATAGCTGCCCAGACATTCCGGAACAACCTGCCCAAGACGGGCCGTATTGGCCCTTGCATTCACAGCATCAAAAGCTGCCCCAGAGCCTGGCTGTTTGGGAATATCAGGAACAAGAGCGTTTACAATTGGCCTCAGCACCTCTCGCAGCTGCAAAGCCTGGAACAAGACGCTAATACCTGCAGGCTGGGCTCGAATGGCCACATCGTCACTCGCCCGAATTAGCCTCTTTGCCCACTTTCTTGGCGACAGAAGGTCACCGTTAACGCTGATGCTTACAGGCTGGTTATCACCCGGTTTGTATTCGGCCACGTTCTCCGCCATCCATTGGCCGATAGTGATACCGTCAGCATCATGCTCCTCAATAGGCTCACAGGGCCCAATGCTGGGATAGACCTTAATCATCGTAGTAGGTGACCTTTACAAAACGGGCTTCGAAGTCGCGCACACAGTTAAGCACCGGGCCGGTGCCACTATCGGTTTCCAGCACCCACTTCCGGCCATCCACCTGCACAACGATGCCAACATGCACACACAGGCGGCCACGCCAGCCCATGGCAATGGCACCCAGGCGCGGCCCACAGGGCTTCAGGTGACTCTGGATGGTGTCATTGACGGCCTCTGTCATTTCTCTGGCCATCTGGCCGCCTATCTCGCCATAGCTGGCCAGCAGCGGCTTGCCGAAGAGTGTTACCCGCGCCTCACGAACCAGGCCCCAGCAGTCATAAACTTCCGGGCCACGGCCGTATCGGCAGTAGCGGCTGCTCAGGTAATGCTGAATCACAGGAAAGCAATCGCCGGGGCATTGTTCTGGGTGTAGCGCTTACGGGGCCAGGCGGTATTGAGGATGTCGTAATAACTGGCTTCCAACTGCACCTCAATGCCTTCAAAGCTGCCGCCCACAAGGGTGAAGCTTTGTGGCTGCCCCGCCGGCGCCGTCAGGTCGCTGCTATCAAATTCTCGGTAGATGATTTCTGTGGGAGTCTCCGAGGCCAAAGCCGCCACCACCGCCGCCTGCGCGTCACCAGCGGCGTTCCACAGGCCGAACTTCAGGGTCTGCTTGCCGGTGTCGTTCTTTTCCGGCAAGTCGATCACCAGGTTGCCAGCGGTGAAAGTGACGACGGAATCGTCCTCCAGCGTGGCCTCAATATCCTCAAAGCCGTTGCACACCCGGATCGGCGCCTCACCTGGCACGCGAATATCCAGCGTCGGAATCAGCACCACACCTGTGGGCGCGCTGGCATAAATCACATCAAGCGCGGTAGGCATATCAGGGCTCCGGCCATTCCTGGTTCAGCGCAATGTCGATCAGCGACATTCCCAGCACCAATTCAGGGAACAGACCCCACCCCACTGGGATCAGCGGGCGCTCGATGATTTCCAACCTCGCAGAGATACGCCATTCATAGGCAGCGATCGGCGTCGGGCCCTGGTAGATTTCGGTAAACCGGCATTCATACTGGCTCACACCCGGGTTATCACGGCCATCCAGCGGGGTGCGCAGTTCGCAGTTGAACCAGTCCACCCCGTCATTGATGGCATCACGGAACCAGCCCTCGAAGACCACCGCCTGCTCCGGCGTCAAAATCCAGGACACATCCACCATGGTCGGCACATTGGTAAACGTGCGCCGCTGCCGCGCCCGGCCGGTGGCCATGGCCGTTCGCGCAAAGGGCTGAACCGGCTGCAGGCCATAGCCCTCACGCTGGCCACAGGGCAGCTGCGACGGGAAATCAATATCAGTCGCCATCAGCTGCCCACCCTTCGCACGTTACTCCTGGACTGCAAAGCCCGGAAAATGGGCCCGTCGTCGTTAATATCGGCCACCATCACATCGATGACCTCACGCCCTCCGACCTTCCGCCGCTGCACTGCCGTTCCCGCCGGAGCATTGTTTACATTAACGGTGACCCCACCACCCCCCAGCATTTTCGCGGTATCGGCCCGGCTGGTGACATGGGCCGGGCCCTGGACTATCTCGGGGCCTCGCTCGCCTGCAATACCCCACTTACCAGCGGGAATAACGCCACCCTGATCAAACATACCTGCAAAAGATGCAGCCGCGACCGTCGCCACAAAAGGTGCTGTGGCAGCTGTTGCAGCAGCAGCGGCAGCTGGCGCCGCAGGCGGACCTACTATCGGAATCGCCGCTGTACTTGCGTAAGAATTGAGCGCCGCCATGGCGCTAGCCGCTTGAGCCTGCCCGATCATTGCTGCTGCACCGGCTGCAGCTGTTGTTTTACCAACTAACAGCTGCACAGCCTGATACGCAAGCCACTGAGCCGCCATTTCTCCCAAAGCCCTTATGATCGACCGGGCCATACCCTCACCAAGCTGCTGGAAGGCATCCCGGGCGTTCTCTGCATCGAAAATCATGCTCTCAAAGGCACTGCCCACACCCTGAGAGAAGCTGCTAATTGTGGAAGCCGCCAGGTCATTGAGGCCCGTCAATGATTCTTCGGCAGCATCTAACCAGTTTGCCCAAAAACCCTGGTTAATCTCCGCAAGCTGATCGTTGGTTTGCTGCTCAAGTCGCGCCAACAAATCCCGGCGCTTCAAGGAAGTCTCTTCAGTGTTGGTTAGGATAATATCGCGACGGCGCTGGTAGCTTGCCAGGATGGCTTCTTCTTCAGTCAGCAAGGACTCAGCAACAGAATCCAAAGCCGCCTTAGCTTCGTCACGGGCCGCTCGCCATTCCTTGGTATACGCAGAGGCGCTGTCGATTAGATCATCCAGCGCCTTTTGCTGAGCCTCAAGAGCCGCAGCGGCACCCGCAGAGCCTTCACCACCCGGACCACTCCCGGCCCCACTGAGAAGGGCATCGCGCTCTTCAAGGAAACGCTTGATTTCATCCAAGCGGCCTTTTCCGCCGGACTCACCAGAACCCGCATTCCAGATACCATCAAGAAGGCCGGCATACTCCATGGTTGTCTTCTGAAGGTCTTCAAGGCCCACATCCAGCGTGCCCTTAACTTCAGAAAAACGATCAGAAACCCGTTTGATGGCCAAAACAGGTATCACCTTCTCGTACCACGCAGCATCTTCAAAGGCTGTATTACCAGCTGCTGCAAAGGCCGCTATACCCTTGCCAAGCAACTGGACAGCAGCAAATGCCCCTACAGCCGTGGCCGCTAGCCCCTTCATAACACCCGCAAGGGTATCGCCAACCTGCTCCGCGATAACCCCGTTCTCGGCAACATTGCTGAACTCTTCAGCCAAATCAGAAAGCACCGGCAAAGTTGATTGTGCAATCTGATTCTTAAACCCTTGCCCAGATTGCTCAAGCAGATACAACGTGGCCTCAAGCTCCTGGGCCGCCCGCAGCGTGTCGTCACTTAGAATCGCTCCCGCTTTTTCAGCCTGATCACCAAAAAGCCGGAAGCCTTCCGCGTTGTTACGAAGCAGCGGTAATAGTTGAGTCGCATCACTGGCAATGGCCTCCATATAGAAGGTCATTTGGCTCTGGCTAAGATTTGCCGCTTCCAACCCTTTTACGTAAAGCTCAAGCGCCTGCGGCCCGGAAAGATCCCGGAATTGCTTTGCCGTAATACCGGCCTTTGGGGCGATATTGTCGAAAAAGTCAGCGAGTGGCCCACCCCCGGTTTCCAGGAAATCACCGACTTTGTCGCCAGTGTCCTTAAAGATGTCAGCCAGCTTATCCTGCTCGACACCAAGGAACTTGGCGCCGGCGGCATAACGCTGAAAGTCTTTGTAGCCCGTATTGGAAACCTGGCTTAGCCGCACCACTTCATTGGATAGCTGAAGAGTATCCTGTGTGAGCAAAACCAGACTTGCCGATGCACCCGCCGCAAACCCCGCAATGACGGTGCCCGCCATCTTGATTTCCTTGCGAATCTCACCCATCCGCTTTTTCGACAGACGAGCGGCACCATCCATACCCTTTTCAAAACCGCCCGTCCGAGCGATCAGATCCAGCGTCAGGACACCAAGGCTTCGGGTTGCCATTTATTGCCACCTTTCCATGGCCTCATCGAGGCTCAGTTCGCGTTCGTCAGGGCTTGAATAGGGCATGTAATCGGCCATTTCCGCTTTGCCACCCCCCAGCCTGTTCAGCTGCATGGCAATCAAGGCGACGGGCCATTCCAGCCGGCGATGCATAGCCAAAGGCCCCCGCTTGCGGGTATACGCCAGCCACTGCTGCACCTCCCGATAGCTGAGGACCCGCTTGGCCTCGGCGATAGTGCGCCCACCCACACCGGCCAGCACGAGTTCGTGCCAGAACTCGTCGGCGGGCGTT